TTTCAGTCCGACCCTAAGTGCCGGTTTCTTGTTGGAACGCCCGCTACGGGCGGCTATGGGCTTACTCTGACGGCTGCAAACACCGTAATTTACTATTCTAACGGATATGACCTAGAGAAGCGATTACAGTCCGAGGACCGTGCGCACCGAATCGGGCAAAAGAAATCTGTTACTTATGTAGATATCAATGCGCAAGATACAGTTGATGAAAAGATTGTGAAATCTTTGCGTAAAAAAATAAATATAGCTTCAGAAGTTCTAGGTGAAGACCTTAAATCATGGATTTAGTAGGATATACGCGTAACGCGCGCAGAATTTCTATTTTACGTATCTGTCAGTTGAGAGGCCCAGGATCGGTTTGTAATTTGTTTTTCCATTGTCATCTTTAAAGGCCATTAGATATTCTTTCCTGTTACTATTTATTTCTTTCTTATAACTTACATGTATCCAGCCCGAGTTCGGTTGCCCTGGTTCGTAGTACTCGAGAATCAGTTGATCGAACATTAGGTTTTCCTTGATCCAGTCGCTGACTTCATTGTTAGCGGTGCCAAAGATTTCAAAATCCGCCGCCTCTCCCTTGCAGTGTTGCGATTTGCTTGAACTACCTATCTTATTTGACAGGATTTCGTTGCGATATCCGCTGGAAATGGTGACTGTGTGATTAAAGTGGTCTCTAACGGGCTGTAGGACCCTCTCACAGAGCAATCTTAGGTTCTCCTGCTCATCCTCACTAGGGTTATTGTCAAGGCCCATCCTTGTGGCTGTCTGTGACTTACAGAGCTCCGCCAAGCTAAAATTTTTAGATAATTTCATTTAAAATGTGATGTGACTCACCAAAGTGTAGATTAAAAAGGCCATCCCAGCAATCAATGCTCCGGAACATGTTAATAATATTTTCTCAAGTCTTTTTACTCGCTCTTCTATTGAATGAATCTTTTTATGGGTTAATTTTTGCATGATTCTACAAAGCTTTTCATGCGATTCAATCTTTTGTAAAGCGTTTGGTCTAGCCATTACGTCCTCCCCGCAATTACTTGTTCTGTAGGCGATAATAATGCAGTCTCCGTCCGTGTCAAGTTAGTTTGTGGATCTTTTTGTGCCATCATTTGCGGTTGATTTACCACAGGCATTGGTGTTTGGGGTAACGGTGGTGTTTGACTAGCAATGTCCTGACCTACAGGTAATTCAGTTTTTCTTTCTGGAAGCAAGAACTTTTCTTCATCCATTAGTCTATAGTCTTTATTCAATCTTTGTTTTTTAAGTTTCTTTTCTAATTTTTTTATTCTTTTTTTAATACTTTTGGTTAATGGATTTTTTATTTTATATCTTTTAGACATTTTTTCATAAGCATCTTCCATTCCTTCAGTAATACCAAAGGGTTTAAATTTATTTTTCTTAATCATTTTATATATATCGGGACGTCTTGCAAAAATTTCTTTAATAACTTTTTCAGGAACGTTTAACGTTTTAGCAGCATCATAAATTCTTCTCATTTTATTAAATGTTTCTAGTCTTTGTTCGTTTGCAAAAATATATTGTCTTATAATTTTATTGTTATCTGTCACAGGATCTCCTGTTAACGTACCCGCATAAATTAATTTTCTTTCATCTCTTTCAGCTTTTAAAAATTCTCCAATCTTAATTTCTAAAGATCTCTCTAAATCTAATGGAGCTTTTCTTAAACCTATTAGTCCTAACAGTTCATCAGTCACTTCGTATTGAGTTCCTTTAATTGTTTTACCAGTAATAGCTTTGTACAATCTTTCCATTTGAATATTAGATCCCGGTGAGTATAGTCTTGCTAAGTGTTTAAAAGTTTTCATTATCTTATCTCCCTCAGCATCTCTTTCATTCCAGATCTCTTGTCCCTGTTTAGTTCTGCCCCCTCTTGCATAGATATCTAACACTCCACCTATCCAAATAGACTCTGATACAAATGGTTCTACGAGCCTTGCAAATGCAGTCACCATACCTTTAGCTAATCCTGGTATAACAGGTTCATCTTTACTTTGTTCCATCTTAGTAATGATTGCTTGAATAGGATTTGTTACAGTGTCATAAAAAAATGCTCTACTAAAATCTATGTATTTATATTTACCATCTTCATACACAGCCAAGACTGTAGAATCTTCCGAGAACCATGGTAAGAATTCCTTGACCGCATACAATTGATCTTTAGTTACACCGTACATTTTCATACTACCCCATACGGCCAGGGGTCCTATGGTTCCGTAGGTAGTTGCTAATCCAATCGCTCTTTCCCATCCCATCTGTCTAAAGATAGGGTTAGCTATTTCTGCCTTAGCTCCCATTGCAATGTTAGTTGAGGTTCTTATAATTTCTGAAGGCCACGCCACAAAGTTTCCTAATGGAGATCTTCTAGTTGATTGTACAATTTCATTAACGTATGCATAGTTAGGCAAGAACTCTCTTACTTTTTTAGTTGCCATCTTCATTATTTCTAGGTCACTAGGAATTTTGTCCGCTGTTACAAGACCTTTTTTTAATGCTGCTGCATAAGCGCGGTGTAGTTTTTCATCTTCCAAAAAGAAGTTTGTTATTTTCCAGATGTCATCTTCTGCAACGTACATATCCTGTGCAGCTTTTAAGAATCGTCTGGTTCCACTTCCTACTTTAGTCCATATCTTTTGTAGCCATCCTATCTTTTGTGTATCTTCTATCAGACCTATGACATCTCTATAGACTGCATTAGTGTTAACCATTCCTTCATCGAGTAAGAATCTATATAAAGCTTGTCCCCCTTGTTTTAATTCAGAAGCATTTACATTAGCTCCTGCCGTATAATTAACTCCTGGTTTATTTTTCCACAACAATTGAGGTTGGACTGTATTTAAAGATCTCCATAGAGCTCTGCCAAAAACATGAGGATGAGTTAATGCATATCTAATATTACCTAGCGCAACAGTTGTCACTGCTCCTGATGTAAAGTTTCTTGCATGAGTGAAAGGACCTCCAACGGTTTTACCCATTTGAATTAATCCTTTAGGTACCATGACAGCTGCTTGGTAATATATATTTTTAGTAATGCTTCCTAGATTATTTACTGCACCGTGAATAAGACCATCAGCTATTGTTTCAGTAGTAAACATACCATTGATAGGAACCGTGTAAGCTTCTTCTCCTAATCTACTTGCAAGTTTTAAACCATCTGCTGCATCCATAATCTTTTGTCCTGTACCGGCCCATGCTTTTGCAGCTGCATTATAGGTAGGATAAACCATAGTTCTTTCCCCCTTCGCAATCATTTTTGCTGAGTCTGCTTTTATAACATTATAAAATCTGTCTTTTGCTGCTATGTCAGCAAGGTCGGTTGTTACATTGGATATAACATTCATGGCATTTTTGTAACTGCCAAATAACTTTTGAAATGCTAAGAGGTCTGATTCTTTTTGAATTAATCCTCCCACATCGTCAGCTACAAATTTTCCACCACCTGTTATATTTTTAGCTATACTTTTTGTAATCAATGCATGGTCCGCAGCTATTCCTATACCTGGATATTTAAAATAAGGTTGGCCTACTGTAGGATCTAGTTTAACATTTTTAATTACTTGATCTACAGTCAGTCTAGCTTCTTCTAGCGACATTTTAACTTTATTAGCTGCAGCATTTTTTTGAAATATTTTAGCTACTTCATCTTTAATTTGTCGTGATACAATGTATCCATCCACCGGAGACAATCCATTGTCTTTAAATATTTTGTATTCTGTAGATAAACTATCACCTATTCTTTGATTAATAAGTTTAACAAATTCTTTTAATGAAACATTTAAATTTCCACCTTTAACAATATGATTTAAATACTGTGCCCAGTAGCCGTGTATCTCTGACATTTCTCGAACAATATTTTCTATTTCTTTTGCAGGGATTTTTAATTTTTCCATTGACTTATAAAAAGTCTCTAAAGATTTTTTATCAAATCCTCTAACATTAACTTTGTTTCCTTTAGCTCCAAACTTACCAGAATTAATTACTTTCACGATAGCTTTAGAGATTCCGTCAGTTAATCCTGTAGCATTGGATGCTATCTGAGTATCTCTAGATAGTCTTTTTATAATTTGATCTAAGTGTTTTAAAAAATCTTGTGATAATAAATTAGCAGATTCTCCTTTACCTTTTAGCCTCTGCATCGCTTGAAATTGTTCTTCAGGAAAAGGGCCTCTGGCTCTGGCTGGTCGGGATATATATTTATCTACTATTTTATCAAACTTGGTAGCGTTAGCAGCCCGTTTCATGGTTCCACTTACAATACTTTTACCTACTTTGCCTATACCCCAGATGGCTGGGATGATGGGAAAGCCCATCTCTCCTGCAAATTTTAATTTATTATATAACATCCTGCCTGCATCTTCTTTAGATGTAGATTTTTCTTTTCTATCTAGAGCGGTGTATTCTCCTTCATCGAAAAAGAGGTCTCCAAAGGTACCTATATTTTCTGCATCATATACCACGGCTCCTGCCGCAGCTCCTCCAACAGCGACTGATATAAATTTTTGTTTACCTGAAAGTTTATTAAATTTTTTAACATCTTTTATACTTTTAGTTAGATTAGAGTTCTTAGTGGTCTTAACATACTTACCATTCTTAATCGCATCATATGCTTTGTCTAATATACCCATTGCTTTTTCTGTGACTTTAACCCCTTGAGTACCGACTGTTTTCCAGCCACCATACATTTGAACTATCACTTCTACTAATCTACCGAGAGCATTCTCTTTTGCTTTTTCTTCGCTAAACTTCATCACCCCTCCAAGATAGGTTTGTTCAAACCATCTATCTAATCGGGCTACTGCGCCCTGATCTACTGGTAAATTTTCATCAGATGCAAAGTCTATAACCATTGCTCCAAGATTAAACCAGCCATACGGAATTTTAATTAGACCTGATGTGATTGCATATCCAATAGATTCTAGTTGACCTACATCTCCGGCGAAAGGATCAGCAGTGCTTTTTGTTTCTATGGGACCGGTAGGACCTTCCGTCTTATAAGATGCAAACTCCGGTTTAATTTCTTCCTTGTCGCCGTATTCTTCTTCTAATGTTTTAGATTTAGTATCGTCAAATAAGTTAAATGGATCTGGTAGTTCAAACTCTGCATCTTCTTTCTTTTTTGCTTTAAACCATTCATCTAAGCCATGTTTTTCAGCAAACTTAACTTCTCTAATAGCTTTGTCAGCCTTGTCTAAAGACTCTTTAATAAAACTTTTTTTTCTTACCGCAGCATTAGTCTTTTCTAAAAGTAGATCTGCTCTTTCTTGTTGAGAAAGAACTTCTTCTGTTTTCTTTTTTTCTTTATCTTGTTCATCTAGGACAAGCTTACGGGGGTCAAATCCAAATACCATATAACCTCCTACTCAATAATTTCTTCGTCTTGGTCTATTAAGACTAATCTCGCGCTGCCTTTTTCTTTGTAATAAATTTTGCCTGTGTTAGGATCTACGTAAGCCGTTCCATCTATATAATCAGTTACCATATCTTCTCCCAGGACAATGTTTCCTGAATCATCATACTCATAAGTTCCTGACATAAAATCTATAAAAGGGTTTGTATTATCAATTTTATATTTATCAGAGTTTTCTTCTGCCCAGTCATAAAAATCACTAATATGTTTAGCCCAATACTCAGGAATATCTTCCCCAGCTTCATCTGCTACTTTCTCCTGAATTCTTCTAATGTTTTCAGCATATGTTTCACCTTCTTTTTGTTTTTCAAGTCGTTCTCTTTCCTTAGGATGCATTGGTTTTCTATACATTACCGCGTCAAAAGCGTCTTCTTTACTCATGCCTTGCTCCATGTACCATTTCATTTCTTTTTGAATTTTAAGTTGGTCGTCAGGGTTCAGTGCTTTATAAATTTCTAGTTGAAATTGTCTCTCGCCTTGAGCATGTTTATATTTCAGAAGCTCGTCTTGAGATCTTTGTTGTTGGAATTTTGCAAAAGGATCTTGTGCTTCTTTAGCTGCTGTTTGAAATATGTTTCCACTTGGAGCATTACCCACCATGTTTAAACCAAAGTTAATTAAAAAATCATTTAGTCTTGAGCTTTTTGGTAAAGAGGGAGCACCTCTTAATCCTAGTAGGAAATCAGAATCTGGTTTTTCTGGAGTTGGCTCTTCTACTATTGTTTCTTTTTCTTTTAAATAATCACGTTGTGCACCACTACCTCCTAAGGTAAATCCTCGTCTCAATCCTGAAGTAATACCTTCTCCGGTACTACCTCCTCTTCTAAACATTGGTCTACGTAAAGTGTTCATAATTATTCCTACTGGAACTCCTTCCAGTCTCTATACATACCTGCCAATACAGATCCAGTACCTAACGCAGTTTGCAACGGTGTTGGGTTAGGTGTAACCTGTGATTGATATTGTCCTGGCGCTCCAGATGCAATGCTAGCGATTCCTTGCCCTTGATAACCTAATCTTTCATAAGGTTCGTAAGCTGCTAGTCTTGCTTGTTCTGCCGTAGCCCCTAGTTGAGCCTGTGCTTGCGCTTGTTGAGTCGCGCCCATTTGACCCAATGATGCTATGTCAGCTCCTTGAAATTTTTGAATGCCTTGGCCCATTTGCATTTGTTGTTGCCATGCATTTTGAGCTGCTTTTTGTGCTTGACCAAATCCTTGTTGTAATAATCCTGATTGTAATAAAGCTCTATTCATATCTGATTTGTTTTGATACTCTGATCTCATTACTCCTTCACGTCCTCCACCTAAGTTTCCAGATTTTGCTGCGAGTTGACCTATTCCAGACATACCTTTCCCTGCTTGAAGATCATATTCAGACAGAGTTGCGTCAATAACATCTTGTTGATACGGAGACATGAAAGCTGCTTGCGCTCCAGGTCCACTATAAGCTCCTGCTTGTGTCAGATAAGGTTGATACGCACCAATTCCTTGACCAGCCATTGTATAAGCTTGTGTTTGAAAAGGATCTTGTGCCGCAACTTGTGGCGCAAATTTGGATGTGTCCATCGGCGCAGCCGTTAAAGCCGTTAATTGTTTTCCATAATCCTTTTGTAGATCTTCCACATATTGTGGTGGAAGCATTTGTGTTTGTTGTACAGCCATTATTTTTTGCCTCCTTTGGGGTGTAATTGATATGAACCCTTATGTCTCTTCATAATTGTTTTTGCAGATCTCTCTTTGTGCGGAGTAGCTATAATATTGCCTCCCCTACCATGTACATCTCCTCGTTTTGCTGAGGCTCTTATCGATAGAACTTTATTTCTTACAAATGGATCTTGCTTGTCAAACCATTCTTTTGAACCCATTCTAGGTTCTGGTTTTGATGGCTTTGGAGTAGGTTTTTTCTTACCCATTCTACCCAACATTCCTAAACCTCTTTTAGCTGCTCCAAATAAACCCATTATACTACCTCGCTTAATCTCTCTGATACATCAAACATCTCTTGAGCCCCACCTAAACCTTGCGTCTCTTCAGATATTTGACCACCTTGTTCTAAATTTTTCATAATATTTTCCATAATCTCTGCGCCCCTGTCGATGTCTCCACCGCCTGCGCCTCTTACAGCATCAGCTGTAAATACAAATTCGTTTTTACTTAATCTTGCTGGAACATCATCCGCTTTTTCTTCTTCACCTAATGGCACAAAGCCACCATCATTTCTATAATCTTTTTCCATGCCACCAAGATCCATTAAGCCACCTTCTTGAGCTCCAATTCTTCCGCCTTGAGCTTTTAATGTTCCTATTGAAGTTGTTCCATATGCACTAATAGCATCATTAACTTGTCCTTGTTGAAAAGGATCAAGTACATTAAAAGAAGTTCCAAATAATTGATTAGCTACCTCATTTTGAGCATAGTTTCCTCCCTTGTTATACCCAATTCTTCCACCATCAGCTGCATACATTTGACCTACACCTCCTTGACGAAAAAGATCCGCTTGTTTCATGACATCTGTAATGCCACCTAGTTTATCTTGAGTTGTAGTCATCATTGCATCTTCAACAGTATAATCTGATGGAGTTGATTGACCACCTGCATAGTATCCTGCTCTTCCACCTTCAGCTGCTTTTTTTGTAGACTGTTCCCCCATGTATGGATATTTTTTTTGTAACTCGGTCCATTTCTCTCCACTAGGATCTGCTAATGCTACTCGCACTTCTTCTCTAATAGAATCAATATCCAGTCCTTCTCCTCTGCTCGCAGCTGCTTTCATGTCTTGTGGTTTAGCTGTTGCTCCAGCAAGACCCATTGCTCCCATCATGATTGGGACTGCGTAGTCATCAATTTTGTTCATAAGTCTTTTACCTAAAGATAATTTTTCAGTTATCGTGTCGCCACCTTTCGTTATTTCTTCAGCTATGTTTGTTCCTGCATGCATATCCTGAGGATATGTAGCTCCAGAACCACTGCCCATATGAGTAGATTTTTTAAACAAATTATCAAAAAATCTTGGATTAGATCCTGTAGGTTTACTAAAATATTGTCCTATGCCAGAAGAAGCTCCTCCAGGCATTTTTAAACTCAATCCTTTTTGTAAATCTGCTCCACCCAAGTATCTCGCACCTTGACCCATACCATAATTAAGTAAACCAGATTTTAAACCTTTACCTATACTGCCGTGTCTATCGAATCCCCCAATACCAGACATTAGACCTGCTGCTAGTGGATTGAATGGTGCAACAAAAGGAGCTGCAACTTCTGCAATTTTTGCTGCTTCATTCGGTATTAATTTTCTAATTCTTTTTTTTATTTTACTTCCCCAACCATAACGTCTTCTACCACCAAGATCCATGATACCACCATAAGCCACTGGTTGTCTCATCATTTGAGGCTGAGGTTGTTGAGGTTGTTGAGGTTGTTGAGGTTGTTGCCCCGCATCTACCCCCATCTTACTTGCTTCATAAACAGCTTGATACCATTCTTCAAAAGACATAATAGGCTCGCCTATATCTTTCATTTCGAATACATATTGCATGTATTCGTTTTTTAATTGAGCCATTCGCTCGTCTTGTGGAGATTGAGGACCTTGATCTCCTTCATATTTAATAGAAGGAGCGTCCGTTGTTAATGTATCAGTAATTTGTTCTTCGAATAGGGCCATAATTTTATATATTAATTGTTAAAGGCAGGTTTTTCTCCTGGGTTTATTATACTACTTTGTTTTTGAAAACAAATCAAGAGCTGGCATGATTACTCTGACATCTCTTTGCACGTCTTCCTCGGGGATATGGGCAGCTTTTAAAGCCTCCTCATCCTTATATTTCTCCCCTGTTTTCTTGTTAGTAATAGTTGTTATTATTTCTTTGGGTTCTAGTACTTGCATTATGTTGTTACCTCTTTTTTAATGTTTAAATAGCTGACTCCAAAATCAAAAGAGTCTGCGCTACCTGCTTTAATGGTAAGGGTCTTACCCCCTACTACTATTAGCGGTTGGGTTAATAATTCTACTGTTTTATTTGCCGTTAAAGCTGCTGATTTAATAGCTGTAATAGCATTGTTAGTAACAGTTACACTGGGTGTTCCCGCAGAAGTAACCAGTATAGATTTAATAACATACGTTTCACTAACTAAAGGATTACCTGCACCAAAAGGATTAAGTTCACCATTGGTAGTATCATTATCTACTCCTACAAAGTCGTATTGGTTTACTACTGCCATTATTCCATAAAGAAGGCTTTAGCTTCTATCTCCTGTTTTAATTCTTCTTGAAAAGTAGAATTTAATTTCTCCAACACAGCATCTAAATCTCTTACTAAAGAGTGTGATACGTCTGCGTTATACTCATCGCTTGCCCGGGTTAATGATTGAACTATTTTTGCCATTATGTATATGTAATTGGTGTATCTATTGTACCTGGATGTTGTCTATATGCATCTGCTAATCTAAATCTTTGCGACCAGTCTTCCAGGTTACCTGTGGATGTATCTATATCTAAACCATCTTCCTCCATTACATTCTGAGCATAAAGATCATCCCAGTTATATTGAGGTGGAATGTATCCCGAATCATATGGAGCATTTCTGTCTCTATCAGGCTCAGTAGTAGGACCAGTTACTTTATTCAGGTGAGGATTTCCCACAGTAAATCTTCCTGTTGAATATGGATTCTCGTCTTCAACAGAAGTACCAAAAATTTTTTTTCCTAATCTCCATGCATTAGGAATCAAACCAAATTTATTATAAAGATCCATAACCCCACCAACAAACCCTTTTTTCTTTTGACCGTAGGGGTTTGTTGAATATTTTTCTATTGCATTTTCTCTTGCATCACCACCTCGTGTTGATGCGGTGTCAATAGCTTGTTGTGCAATAGCTTGATGTACATTTCCGCCTCTATCGGCGCTGTTATCATCTCCACCGACACCTGGAGCTTTGCCACCTGTACCACCAAAAGCAAGAGCTAGTCTCATGATTCCTCCAAGATTTGCTTGTATTCTACTTCCATAAGTATCCGTCCAGTCTCTTGCGATCTCTGGTTCGTTAGCCCATAGGTATCTTCTCTGTGCTTCTGATTTAAATGGCATTATCTTCTTCCTCCTGCATGTACATCTAACCTAAAAGTACCTAATTTCCAATTAGAATCTATCGCTGTATTTGATATCTTGACTGCAACCGATCGACCTCGTGCCCTGCACGATTGATAGTTAGTCGCTGAAGTAATAGTAAAAGGCCCTAGAGTAGAGCTCGCTGCGGTTTGATTAGGAAAATTTCTTAGGTCTAATTCAACTATTGTATTTCCACTTTGAGATACAAAGTCTGGTAAAAATCTGCTCACTCTCATTATATATTCTCCGTCTCCTCTAAATGTAATTCCTTGTTTTTGATCTTGAGTAATATCAAAATCTCCTGAAAGAATATGAGCAGGGATAGCATAGGTAGTTCCATCTTTAATATAATTAACTCCGGTCTCATGTTCATAATAAATAGTAGTTCCATCGGTATTTCCGGTTACATCAAATGAAGTATCGACGCTTGCATCATAATCCGTTGCATGAGGTAAACCAAATACAGCTGAATCTTGCCAGGTGCTTCTTCTAAATAAAGAACTGGCATTAGTAAACCAGATAGGTCGTTGTGGGGTTGAATCTAAATAACTATAAACCACACATCTATCAACCACGTTGGAAGTAGATGTTGGATAAAACCAAATTACTTCTCCGAACAAGTTATTAATACCACAATAAATTAATTGATTCGAAGTTGTATTAATATCCTCATAAATATAATCTTCTACCAAGCAATCCATAGATTCTAGTTTACCGGTGAATCTAAAGAAACCATTATCGGACATCCAGTACGCTGCCCCATCTACTTCGACAGCTGCATTCTTTCCTATCAATCCACAGTTGGTTCCCACTTGTTCATAAGCAAAGGTAAAAGGTTGACCTACAAATCTCATGGTAAATAATGAAGTATCCGTCCATACGTAAAGTGCATTTCTTCCTAGTTTAGCTCCCATGATCCGTGAGCCGGCAGCCAGTCTTTGTGTGCCAGCGCTATTGATTGCCGTAGGTGTCCAGTCCGTTATATCCTCTTGAGAAGAGAATCTTATAAACATATCGTCTTGAGTTGTGGTATCTCCAATCGTTGTTTCAGTTCCAAATAAAACTAAGTGACGATCAGGAGTTGAGACTAACATATCTCTAGACGCGGTCGGTGCACCACTAATAATAGTTGCTCTAGTTCCTGTTGGATCCACTGCATCTGCATCCCATTCAAATACTGCTCCATTACAAATTAAAGCAATCAAGGTTGATCCTAAATTGTCCAAGGACCATAGACCAGGATCTGTTACTTTATCTGTATTCGCGGCTGCAGAACCCCATCCAGTCCAGCTTGAAGTATTAGTAACAGTTGCCCCTCCACTATGAGCGGACCTTGTCGAACCTCTAACCTGTCTAGTGATTCCTGTAAAGCTTGTTGCTGTTACACCGGTATAAGAAATTTCTTCTGTACCTACTTGAAAATAATTAGTTCCTGATGAAGGGAAACCAGTTGTGCTTCCAACATTAATTGTGGTTCCAGAACCACCTGTTCCATTTGCATCATCGTTTAAACCAGGAGCAGTTAAAGTAGTGGTAGTTGATCCTAAAATACTACCTCCATATAAAGAGATACCAAATCCATAGGCTCCAAGTTGTTCTGCTGGTCCCACATGATAATATCGATAATAAGTTATTCCTCCTGAAGTTGTGGCTCCCGTAACGTTGCTCTCAACACTATCCATTGTAATAGTAATGGTCGTAGAACTAGGTACAGACGTCACCATATATTTTTTGTCTGCAAAATCAGACGCTGTATAATCAGAATTAGTAATAGAGGTAAATGTACCAGCACCACCAAATAAAATAATGTCTCCGGCTACGAATCCATGAGCTCCAGAAAAAGTAATAGTAACAACCTTGGAGTTATAAGTAGTGCTGAAAGCATTTGTAATTGCTGTACCTGATGGATTAACTAAAGGGTGAATGTCATAATAAACACCCCCCGTGTAAGCATATAAAATTCTGTTGGTTCCAATTATTCCAAATTTTTGAGAAGTTTTATTAACCATATGATGCAACGCTCGGGCCACACCAGTTAATTTACTATCTCCTAATTGATTCCATCCACCTAGTTTTTCAGGTGTACCATATCTAAAACGAACGTTTTCTCCACCCGTCCATTGTGCTTCGGCTGTGGTTGGTGTCACTTGTTTGTTGAATCCTGGTAAAAAACCTATCTTTTGTAGCATATTAAAACCTATTTATTATGGTTTATATCAGATTGTAAGGGAATTCAATATGTTAAAAGCAGGGGAAAGTGTGGTGGCATTTTCCCCCACCAGTCTTATTATATAAACTATTTTTTATGAATTGTAAAGCGTTTAAACCAGGCCGGAAGTCCTAAGAATGGACGTGCATCAAACTTATTTACTTTAGCGGTTTTCTTTTTAGCATCATTGTAGTGTAAAAAAACTTGACCGCAGTCTTTACCAGTAAAAGCTTCACGCCAATGTTCCAAATCACATCCAGAATAAATAAGCATATCTCCTGGTTCTAGTTCTACTTTGATACCTGCTTGACCTTTTTTCCCTGTTGGATCTAAGTAAAGTGGCCATGGATCTCCTCCTAAATTCAAGGTAGTAGAGACTTCACATGAATATCTATCCTTATGTCGATGAAGAACGTCTCCTGTTTTATAAATTCTAGCATAGGAATAAGTTTCATTTAACTTATAACCTGTTTCTTTTTCCATCTTTGCTCTTAAAGCTTCTAACAATGTTTCCATTGCTACGTCTCCATAATGAGAATAAGTATTAGGAATTTGATGATCATGCCATACTCCCCAATATTCGGTAAAGGGTGAGATATATTTTTGATCAAATAAAAAACGAGCCACCTGTCTTTTCTTTAAAAAATAAGAATAGATAAATGAAGCGAGCTCTTTTGATATTGCTCCTCTTAATACTTTATATTTATTTTTTTTGAACATTTAATACTCCTTTCGGTATCGCTTGACAGTTCCAATGTATAAATCTAAATGGTTCATAACCCATATCCACTGTATACATATGCGGCATATACGATGGAAAGAATATCATTCTTCCAGGTTTTACTTCATAATTAATTTGTGTGCTAGCGTACGTTATTTTTGTTTTATCTTTTTCTGGTAAAAGATTCATTATGTTACCGGGTCTTGGATCTTCAAATAGAGGTCTTGATGTTTTTTCACTAGCTTTTAAAAAATAAAATCCGGACATGTGACCATTCCAGTGGGTGTGTAAAGTATGATGACCCCCGCCTTTTTTAGCAAATTCTTGTACCCACATTTCTGTAGTAAAGACTTGATAGTTAGTTAAATCAAAACCCATCTCTCCCAATAGGTTATGTGCTGTGGCACCTATGTACTGAGTTAATTGATTAAAGTTAGGATCATAAACTAAAGGAGTAGAATGAAACACGTGTCCCATGTCTCCTTTATCTCCGAACTTTTTATTTCTTTTAGTTATATCTTTTTTTAAATTTTTCTTTGCTATTTCAATATAAGAGTCGGATGCTTTATTTAAATCCTCAACAAATTGAGGCGCATCTGCAAACCACATAGGGCATTTAAAATAATCTTCTCTATTTAATTGTGTTGGAAATGTTTCAGCACTTCCGCATGATATTTTATCTAATTCTTTCTGACTTCTTTTTTTCTTTTTCATTTAAATGGCCATCCTAAATTCCACATGACTAAACTATGTCGGGTTCCTTTTTTAACTGGACATACTCTATGCCAAACAAATCCAGGAAATACAACCAACGATCCTTTAGGTAATATTTCTTTACACCTTCTAATGTTTCTTTTTTTATCAGGATCTAAATTTCTAAAATCAAATTCTAATTCACCACCCTTATATTCTTTAGGATCAGATAAAGTTAATGTCACAGATAGTTTTCTAATTTTTCCATTAGAAGGATCACCTGGTTCTCTTTGATAAGGTTTATCCCAACTATCACAATGCCAGTCATAATATTGTCCTTTGTTATATTGTGTAAATTGACAATGTTCAGAAAAGTCCCATTGAAAATTCCAGCCAGCATTAACATTTGCTTCACGTACATAGGGTTGAAGTTCGTTATAAATCCAACGCTCGTCTAACCAAACAATATCTGAATCTCTTTTCTTTTTTAAATCTTTAATTTGTTTTTGGTTTAATTTTTTTGCATCACCGTAGCCACCAGTAGTTGCCATTTGATCTTGAATAGATTTTGAATATTTTATTATCTCATCACAGATTCTAACAGGGACGACCGATTGAAAGTACCAATAATAATTCGTTAAGTTCATATGTCTTTATACATATGTTGTACCTTAAATAAATATGAAAGTAAAGATTTGATTTAGATCAATTATTGATATTTATATCTAATTATAACTATTCCAGGACCACCAGCAGAACTACATGCTGGGCCACTACCTGCATCAGAACCACCTGATCCACCTCCACCACCGGTGTTTGTTCCACCTGCTGTTTGAGGAGCTGGAGTAGGTGCACACGTTCCACCTGTTGAACCATTTCCTCCGCCACCAGGTCCACCAGTTCCACCAGTTCCTTTCCACGCTGATCCACCACCACCACCAGCATAAGTTACTGGACTTCCACTAATTGAAGTTGTAGCCCCATTACCACCGTTACCACCATTAGCTGGAGTAGGTCCACCTACTCCTCCGGATGTGGCTCCACCACCACCTCCACCTCCAACACCACCTGGTGCTGCTCCGGGACTTCCTTGAGGAGGATTTGTAGGAGGGCTATTTCCTGCTCCTCCTGCACCTGGTCCACCCGGCCAGTTTCCCAAACCGCCCCCTGAACCACCAGTACCCGCTGCTAACGGTCCACCGGCTCCAGGATTATATGTAATTCCGCCTGTACCACCACCTGTTGATGTAATACTTGAAAATGTTGAAGGGCTACCATTAGTTCTTACTGCACCACCGGCACCCACTGTAATTGTATAAGGACCGGCACCCACTGGTAATGCTACAGCCGGCGATGCTCCTAAAGGAGAAACTGAATAACATCCTGAAGCTGTCCCTGGGGATTCTCTAAATCCACCAGCACCACCACCTCCTCCGTATAATCCTGGAGGTGCACTTCCACCACCTCCGCCAGCTACCACCATATAATCTACGGTGCTAGAACCAATAGGGTTTCCTGCTCCACATATGGTTAAAGTACCCGTTGCTAAAAATTTATGAATTTTATAATCACCAGTAGTAGATTCACATCCACCACTTGCAGATACGAAATTAGGAGTTAGTGTTCCATCAGGCCATGTTCCTGCACTCTTAGCTTGATATTGAGAGTCCATTGACCACATACCACTTGCTTTGTTTAATTCTTTTACTATTATAATTCCTTTTCCACCAGCGCCACCACAGGTACCACTTCCTGATCCACCGCCACCGCCACCTGTATTAGCAGTTGCTGCCGTACCTGCACCACCAGAACCTCCAGTTCCGCCACCACCTGATCCAGCTGCTCCACCAGTAGTGCCACCTCGGCCACCGCCGCCTCCAGCAAAAACTGAACAGGTTGGACCCACACATCCATAAATAGAACTTACATCTGTTCCGGCTCCACCAGCTCCACCAGTTGGATTTGAAGCTCCAGTTCCACCTACTGCTCCAGCTCCACCACCTCCACCACCTGCATTAGGAAAACCTCCTCCAGGTCCTCCAGTATTTCCTTGACAGGCAGTTCCAGAACCACCAGCTCCACATTTACTTCCTCCTCCACCTGAACCACCAGGTCCACCAGCGACATCTGGTTCATATCCTCCTCCACCACCACCTACTGCGGTAGATTGAACACACCCACATGTTGGGCCAAAAGTAGAATTAGTTCCAGTAGTTCCTACTGCACATTTTTTACCAGCTCCTCCACCACCAATAGTTGCTGTATAAGGGGCACCCCCACAGACATTATATTCTGAACAAATTAAACCACCAGCGCCACCTCCACCTCCAGATGGACCAGAGCCACCACCTCCACCAGCAACATTTAGAATTCGTACAACTCTAGTTCCTGGTTGTGTAGTTAAAGCTCCTGTACAGTTTTTTAATGTAGTTGTACCTTTACCGAAAGAAGTCTTGTTACTTTTTCCGATTATACCGCCGTTTGCTGATCCTGAAGGACTAGCCATATGAGTCTCCTTATGCGGATACCCAAGCTAACGCTGATGCATCCCAGTTAAAATCTTGTGGTTCTGTGTCAAATGATTGTGTTGATTCATTCCATATACCTTGATCTTTTGCAGTCCATTTTTGACCTGCTTCATCCCATTGTATATTATAGCGCTGAGCTGGATCACCATAAGTGGTAATTGTTGGATGAGTAACTGGGGCTTCCCAATCATCGTTTCCATCTAATGACCATGAAGAAAAAGGTTGAGGTGTAATAAATTTATCTTTTGCAGAATCATAAGTGTAACCTATGCCTGCATATTGCTTTCTAAAATTTCCATTATAAGAAGTTTGTTTCCAAGTTCCACCTTTGAAAAAATTAACACACCATGTTTCACCATCAACATGCATATCATTTGCTCCTAAAGGTCCAGCGGCTGTTTCGACATCATTGGCAACAACGATTACTCTTGTTACTACGTTATTACTATCTAATTCTGCGAAATGTGCCATATTGATCCTCCTTAAATTTATATTTATATTATAATTTTTTTATAGTGTCAATGTCCCTGATACAGTAAATGTTGCAACAGTACAAGACCCTACTGTGGCTGTTGTATTAGTTCCTGGGGCTACTGCATAAGAAGCGGGTTTACACGCTGTTGCCATTCTTAAGAAAACAACACCAGCTCCACCACCGCCTGCAGGACCACTTGATCCACCAGCACCACCACCTCCACCACCAAGATTAGCTGTTCCAGCAATTGCAGCTGTAGCACTTTGACAATTACCACCAGCTCCACCCCCACCTGTACCACCAGCTGCCACAGGAGATCCATGATTTCCACCAACTCCACCGCCTCCACCACCAGCGAATGTAGTTCCTGCGGGAAAAGCAGGAGCTATTAAATTTGCTAAACCATTTCCACCTACTCCATTGTTTGTATTAGGAGCACCAGCTGTTCCGGCAGCACTAGCTCCACCACCGCCTCCACCAGCTTCTCGATAACTTCCACCACCAGCAGCACCAGCACCACCAGGATAACCCTGAACAGGTGCAATGGGTGAACTTACAGGTGGAGTATTACCCGTTCCAGCAGGGGAACTAGGCGTTCCACCGCCACCACCACCGGATCCACCAGGTTTACCACCAGGCGTAGTTGTACAATCCCCTCCACCACCGCCACCAGTTGATGTTATATATCCTACGAAAGAGTCATTACCAGGAGTACCTGGTTCATTAGCAGGGCCAGGAGCAGCCGCTCCTCCACTACCAACTGTAACATAATTTACTCCTGTATCTAAAAATACTTTTGTTCCACCTGGAAAAGAAGTTCTATAACCACCTGCTCCTCCAGCGCCACCAGCACATCTTTTACCACCTCCGCCACCACCACCGACTACTAAATAATCTACTGAATTACCTGGTACGGCACCCAATGTTACATTTGCTGATGCTTTAAATTTTGCTATAAATGTGCTTGTACCACCATCAGGTGAACTGACTGGTGCACACGCACTATCTGTTGACATGTATTGAGTTGATCTTAAAATTACGACTCCTGGACCACCTGCACCACCATTTCCTGCAGAAGTAGGACTACAATCATCAGATCCACCGCCACCGCCACCACCTGTATTTGCTGTTCCTGCGGTTCCTGCTTGACCTGGAGAAACACCTCCAGCGCCGCCCCCACCATTTCCACCAGCACCTTGATTAGGTGTATTTTGATCTCCACCACCTCCTCCACCACCATAAAAGACTGCAGCACCGGTAATTGCATTGGGTGCTCCGGCTCCACCATCACCGCCACCTCTACCTTTAGCGTTTCCTCCAACAGCGAGAACTCCACCGCCACCACCACCATCTTGACCAGAAACTGCATTACCCCCAGCCGATCCTTGACCAGGTGTTCCAGCTGCTCCACATATAGGAGCACATACACCACCACCTCCTCCTGATCCTCCTGGACCAGCAGCTAGATAGGATGCACTGTGTTGTCTACCAGCACCAAAACCGCCTCCGGTAGAAGTTATAGTTGAAAAAGTTGAATCGGTTCCCTTTACGCCAGCAGTGGCAGGATTCCATATCATTCCAGCTCCACCACCTCCAACTGTAACTGCATGAGTTCCAAGTTTTAAACTTAATGTACAACCTTGAAGAGGAGAAGGTCCATAACCAGAAGCACTATAGCCCCCAGCTCCACCTCCACCGCCTCTTACTACTCCACCACCACCGCCACCAGCGACTACTAAATAATCTACATCTGCATAATTATAAACCCAATTATCATTTTTTACGAAATCATATACGGTGTTCAGTTGCCAAACACCTGGAGCTTTACTACCACAAGCGCTTTGACA